CCAGTATCTTTTACCTGCCAAAAGTCAGTATGTATTCTGCCTGTAGACTTGTTAATGTACTCCAGAAAGCTTTCACCATAGGTAGATAAAATCTTACTAACCTCTCTGTACTTTTGTAAGGTGCCAAAGAATGCGTGTTTAGGCGCTAATCTTGTAAGCTCTCTATCATCTGTAGACTCAACAGGAAATCCTAACTCTTTAGCAATGTTTTTGATTTGTAAAGGCGAGCCATAATTAATTTCTAAAGCTCTTTCTTTAAACCCAAAAAGATTTCCTTGAGTAATTCCAGGATTATACTTCTTAAGTTTAGACTCTTGCATTACAATATTGTCTAAGTTTTCTTGAATTTCCTCCTGTTCTTTCGATTTAGTGTCTGAAATCTTTAACCAGGATTCTCTATCAAGCAACAAACCATTGTACTCAATGTCGCCAAAAGCCTTAACTGCCTCACATTCTAAATTAATGCAGTAAGCTAAGTCATATTGCTGAGCTAACAAATCTTGTTTTTCTTTTATGTCCTCAAGATATGTAACGTCAAGAGCACCATAATTAACTTGTGCTAAAGTAAATTCCTTAGCGCCTACATTTAAAAATGAGGCTCGTTCTGTTTTACTAAGATCCACCTGTAAATATCTATTAACCAGGGAATCTAACCCATAGCCCCAAGAAGAATAACCACAGAACAATACACATTCTGCAAGCATTGTATCATAAATCTTGTCAAGTATAATACCTGCTTTCTTAAACATCTTGTAGTCAAACTTTGCATTCTGTAGAATACAAAGTTTAGACTCAATAAGTTCCTTAAAGATAAGGATGTCTACTTTTCTGCAGTCAATAAACCATTGATTGTGTTTATCGCCTAGCTGTAATGATATAATTTTGCTAGAATGTGGATCTGTTCCTGTAGTTTCTGTGTCAACTTGGATTTGAGTTTTGTCTTTAAAATAGGACAGGCAATCCTCTATTGTAGATTCATTACCTACCTCGCATCCAATTGTGTAAATCATGGTCTGGGTATTTTCTTTTTAGGGAAAAGCTTTTTTAACTCTTCGTAATGTTCTTCGTTTTCTACAAAACCTTGACTATTAAATGTAACTTGTCCACAGGTTCCGCACCCAGCATCTACTGGAGCTTCTGTATTTTTACCTAGATTTTCACCACAATGATCGCAGTATAGGTCCATAATTAGTAATTTTGTAGCTCAAGTCTGTATTGATCGTCTGAAAACTCAGCCTCTACACAGTCATAGCATGTAGGTTCAGGAATTTCAAAGGTAACACCTTCAGGAAGATCTTCCAAGCTCTCAAGCATTTTTAACAATTTTTTCTGCTTCTCAAATCTATTTTTACCTTCTTCTTCTCCTAACTCTCTTATAAAAATGTTAAGAGCAGTTTCTTCTAAAGTAGTATCAGTTGAAGCCAGCAATTCTTTTTCTGCTGTTTTTGGACCATAGCCTTTCTTTACATTAGGAATACCATCAACTGCGTCACCTGTTAGAATAGACTTAACAAAGGCAAAATTAGCCTGAGCCTCAGTAACTGTAACAAAATGACCTTGTCCTTTTCTAGCATCAAAGTGAATACCTGAAACACAATTCAACAAATCTTTATCAACAGCTACAATAAAACTGTTTTCTAAAGAATTGCGTATTATAATTACCATATCATCTGCTTCAATACCATCCACTTGAACGGCTTCCCAAGAGTCTATCATGTGCTGCCTTACCTCTTTAAACCATTTAGGTTTTTCTAGCCCTACTCTATTAGATTTATAGCTAGGATCTACCTCATACCTAAAGTTCTTTTTACCAGTTAAACATAAAATATAACTATCTACCCGGCATAAGTGAAGCAAATCATTCATGTAAGACTCAAATGTATTAATAGCTTGTTCTAAAGTTTTGTCCTCATAAACAAATTTACCATCTGTTTTTTTAGGGACTCCATTCTCTATAACTTTGTTTGGATTACAAGCTATATAAAGAATGAAGTCCGCATCTATAATTGCTGTACTCTTGTACTTGTTAGGTTTCTTCATTTAAAATTACTATCGTTGTCATTGTAAAAGTTCATTAACACCGCTATTGCTCCTATTATCAGGAGTGCTAGAATTACTAGATTCATAAGTTTGTAAATTTAGATCAATAAAATGTTGACAAGCCTTCTCAATACTAAAATCTTCAGTTACCTCATAAAGACTAAATTCTAATTTTCTGTCTTTTTCGTCATTAACGTGAGTAAACTCATACATAATGTGAGGGATAAACTTTAACTTGTCGTCAGGAATAATTCCTAGTTTATGAGTATAGGAACCTTGCTTTACTTGATTAGGATTGTCAGCAGTAGTTAAACAATCAATACCACATTTCACAAATAAGTTAGCCAAGTTATCTAAATCAGGAAGCTTACTAGTATAGACATCATAAAATCTTAGGCCTATCATAATCTTTTTACCTGTTGTATCTACCTTAGCAGGCAGTTGTTCTTTAAATGCATTGTGAAACAAAGTATGAAGTTCTTTCACTATTTTACTCCTAACAGAGTGATGAATACCTACATAAATCTTTTGAGCATTAATAGACATCATTCTTGGTTTGCCTGCAGTTTTAGAATTTTTAACAACTCTTTCTCCTAGACTATCCAAAAGAATTCCTTCTGGGCTGTAACTATATTTAGTAGTATCTTTGTATTTTTTAGGAATATCATCACTTGAATACCAGTATTGAGCTCTTCTTTGCTCGCTTACTTTAATTTCAGTAGGATAATTTTTAATTACGCAAGTCCATTTTTTTAATATCATATAATACTGCATTTATCTGTATCACAAAATAGCTCTGGCTTGCTGTCTTGATTAACTGTTCCTACATTAAAAGGCTTAATGCTTGCATTACGTTTGTTGTATTCCTCCTCAGTAATAGCCTCATAAGGCATTTGCTTGTAAGCACCTGCTTCTGTTTTAGGCAAGAATGAAATTGCTTTTAAGTCGTACTTGTAGTAATCTAAAATAGCAGGAATTTCTTTAGCTTCTTCTGGTCTAAATGTTACAGTACAGCTTACCTGATTATCTGCCCACCATTTTTGAATAAATGCAGCTAAAGCTACTTGTTCCCAAATACTAACTTGCTCAATAGTTTTAGATGCAATACTTACAGGAATCTCTACAACCATAGAACTAGAATCATAAACATCCACCTCAATAGGGTAACCTGCTTGTTTGCAAGCTTCCAACAAAGGAGAGTTTACTCCAATCCTTATTCTACGAATATAAAAATTGTTCTCCGGGTAATGCATACCTGGAGTTGCACCTGCTAATAAACTAATAGTACCACTAGGCTTAATACTTGTAGTCTTGATAGACTTAGGAATACATAACCAGTTAGAATAAATTTCATCATATTTTTGAACTGTTTTGTAACCTTCATCACACCAAATTCTATACTCTTCTAAGGAGTGAGCTTCCAAAAACTGCGCAATGCCTGTTTGAGATAATCCAATTCTTCTGTTCTTAAGAAGCACTTTATTAGTGTCTTTATTATGCGTTTTAAGTAAAGTGACTGATTTTCCATACAAGTAGGCAAATTTTAAAGTTCTCTTATAATCCTCTAGATTTTCGTGATTATGTGGGAATGTTTCTACTAAACAGCAAAGCTCCTTATCTTCTAAAGTTTGTTCAGCGCAAGGGTTGCAACCTACAGCTTTAGAGTCCTTATTATTTACACCATCTACTAATCTTCCATACTTTTGAGCATTCTCTAGCCAAAAATAACCAGGCTCACCATTAATTGCAGTTCTTTTAGCAGCTTCAGTATAATCAGTCTCAAGGTCACAAAAGACACTATTATTACTAGTCCAGCCATAGTTAGCACGTTGTGGATTAACCTCATAATTTTTAAGATCTAAGTATTCTTTACTTGTAGGTTCACCAAACATAATTTGAGCACTACGTCTAACATTACCTGATACTACACAAACACCAATAAGATTCATAATGTCAGCAATATCAGTTTCTGTAAGATAGTTATCAGTTCTTGCGTCTAACAGCTCCCTCAATTGCACGTGCAATTTAATAAGAGGATCTGGTCCAGAGCTTACGCCTCCAAATGTTTTAATAGGTTCACCTGCTTTTCTAATTAGGGAGTAATCAAAATGAACAGTAAAAGCATCCAGATCTCCTTGCTTAAAAGCATAAGATTCCAATAAAATCTTTAAACTTTCTACCCAACCTTCTCTTGTATCAGGAATTTGATAGGTAAACATTTCATTACGTGGGCTAGGCAAAGGACTTACAATTCTTAATTTTCCTGCACCTTTTACATCAAATCCTACACCCACACCAAGCATAGACATATCCATCATAAAACAAAAAGGTTTAGCAAAATCCTTACTTATGTCTTTAGTAGATACAAATCCACAGTTGTTAGCTGCAGCGCCTAATCCCTTTTCAATAATAGGAGTACCTATTGCCCAAAGGCCTCTACCTGGAGGTAAAAACTTGAAAGTAAATATTCTTGTAAACATTTCCTGTGCAGATTCTTGAGCTTTAAGATCATTCCAGCCCAAGTCTTGATTAAGAATATGTTTCTTTTGAATAGAGTAAATACCATTGACTACTCTTTCTACAGTCTCGTGCCATCTTTCGTTTGTTCCATCTTCTTTTAGGCGTGAATACGTTCTGTAATAGGTAAGCTCTCCTAAGCCATTAAACCCAAAATTAACAGGTTCAGTAGAATACTTTTCTACAAATTTTTTGTCCAGTTGAAATTTTTCCATTAGTTATAAAAATAAAAAAGGTCCCCAAGATACCTTCCTGGGGACCATAGTTAAAAAATAAATTATCTATTTTCGAAATAAAAATACTCGTACCAAGATTCATCTCCTTCATCATTTACTACACAGATTAATTCATCATCAATGTCAGTTATGTAATAAAGGTTATCCTTAGTAATCAAATCAAGAGTTTCAACCGCTTTGACAATATCTCCTTCTTCAAAAGGATTTTCAACAAAATCATCATCACCCTCAAACTCTCCATTAGCTATTTCTTGCTCTTCCTTAGTAAGGTTTACAAGAAGTTGAGTTATCTCAGTTGAAGAATCTACAAAAGATACAATCTGATATTTACAGGTTCTAAGCTTTTGATGCTCAGGATTGCAAGCAATAACATCCTCAGGCATTACTTTGCAGAGAACTCTTACATTACCTCCAAAAGAATATCCAAAAGAACCAATATGCAAACCATACCCACAAGCTTCACGTCTTGCTTCCTCGTCAAACTTAATCCTGTCAATACGTATTACATCACCTATTTTTTGTTTAATAGTACCAGACCATACATCCTTCATAGTAGGATTATTAGCCTCACTAATAAAACTAAGATAAGAGGTAGCAACTTCTTGACTAACTAATTTGCCTCCAATTGTACGTACAGTTCCTGCTGTATCTACAAAAAGTTCACCAAAGTTCTCAGGCAAATTTACTCCGCCTACAAAGTTTAGCTTTTTGTAACCAAGAAAACCGCCATCATCTGTAATAGGCAAGTTATTCTGTTCCAAGAAGTTAAACAATTCTTGAACTGCTATAAAGTGAGGATTACGAAGACAAGAAATCCAGAACTTAATTAAAGGCTCTACGCTTAAACCATGATCAAGAAAATCCAAAATCTTGGTAGCTAGACCTGGCTCAATAGGTGTTGTAGTTCCTGATAAAAATAGTTTATTACCCTCAGTATCTAGTTCTAAACGGTTGTCAGATTCTAATAAAATTCTTTTAACAGGGGCTAGAAATACATCTAGCTCTTCAAAATCTTTTTCAGTTTGTTCTGATTTTTTATACTTTTCTAATGCATTAATAACATCATTTCTCTGATTTTTTGATCTTACCTGAATAGTTTTGTATTTACCATTCAAAATTACTGTAATAGTGGTTTCTGTTGCAATGTATGCAAGGTTGTTAGTAGCCATGTTTTTTAGCTTTTTTAGTGTTACAAATTTAATTAATTTTTACTATTATACCAAATCTTTTTCAGAAAGATTGGTTTTCAAACCTTTAAATTGAAGATACTCTACAAGTTCTTTCTCGCAATTTCTTACCTCGTCTATGCAAGAAAGCAAACCAGCATTTTCAAAATAAGCCTTCATTTCTGCCATTTTGTCATTAATTTCCTGGTTGCTAAGTTTATGTGTAGTGCAAAACTCTAAAATTTCTTTTTCTGCGCTCCAATAAGGAGCAAGTCCATTTTGTGAAACAAAATCAACAACTTCTTGGTAAGTCTTTTTAATATTAACATTAATAGCACCAAACTGCTTAAATAGTCTGTAAGTATCTATACTTTCGTTAATCTTAATAGCAGAATAAATATCAGCCATTATTTTATTTAAGCTTGTTTTACCTTCAAGAAAATCAGTTACATGATGAGCATTAGTCATAAGCTTAAATTGCTTAAGATTTGACTGGCTAATTTTGTAAACTTTTAAATTTTTAAAGGTAAGATCTTTGTAAAAAGGTTTGTGATAACATAGCATAGCAGCTGCTTTAAACAACTTAGACGTATCCTCTTGAGTACCATAGATAATAGTAAAGTCTTTTTGTTCCTCAAGTTTACCCTCATACATATTAAAAGTTAAACTATCTAGGTAGGTACGACCAAAGTTATTAGATACATTTACTACTCTTGCAGTAAATTTGCCTTGTAATTTACGCTCAGCAAGGATTTTCTTGTAAGCTTCTTTGTAATCTACATCACTTGTATCAGTAAATTCATCTTCAGGAACTTCTACTAGGTCAAAATCTTTCAAAGTATCAAACCAAGTAAGACCTTCATTGTAATAAGGAAGTACAGATTGCTTATCATCAATATCCTGTATCCCATAATTTTTTACAACAATAAATCCCTTAGGATAAGTTTTAAACAAAAACAAGGCTTTTCTTGCTGACAATGTGCCTGCATAAGAGTAAATAGGAAGCTCATTCAAATCTTGAAAACCTGGAGACTGTGTTGTATACTCTAGATTTTTAGAAATTTTACTTTTATTTCCTCTATAAGAACCATAATAAGGCTTAACTACTTTTAGAGTAAATCCTACAAACCAATGATCTAAACGACTTTTAATTTGAAGTTTCTGGCCTGAAGCTGTAGTAAATATTGCCATGTCACTAACATTAGCAAAACTCCATTGATTAGCAAAAGTTTTAGAAGATTTATAGCTTACGCAAGTATACCATTTTGCAAAGTCTTTTTCATTAGAAATTTCTTTTTCAATTTCTTTTCTAATAGTCGCCTTAGCCTTTTCTAGTTTTGTCAAAACTTTTTTCTTTACAGAATCGTTCCAAAACAAACTCTCACGACTTAAGGTAGGTTGCAATTCACCTATTTCAAACTTTAAACCTACATAGCAATTTACAAAACTATAACGGCTCAAACCAAGTGCATCAAAATCTACAGGATATACAACTGTACCAAGTACAATATGCAAATTTGTATAAGTATTATCATTGGTTATAATGCAATGCTCATTCTCAAATTTTATTTTAGTTTTAGGTCCCTCAATGTTAATGTATCTAAAAGTCTTGAAATAAGTAAGCTGAGCAAAAATTGAAGATTGAAATCTACTTTTATCATAATTGGTTTTAGCAGGTACAATAATTTCAGTTCCATTCTGGCGAGTAGTTTCTTTCTTCTCTAATAAAGAGATTGCACCTAGCTGAGTCTCATCAATATAGCAAAGATATTTATACTCAGTGCCTTCAAATACAGTTTTTACAAAGAAACTGTCTGTATAGGCAAAAGGTACCTTTGAACCTACGTTCATGTTAATCTCCTATTACTAGGAGTGTCGGACTATATCATAACTCTTGTCGAGTTGTGGACGCTTTTTCACTAAAATATTACTTTTAGCTACTTCCTGTTATTAAGCAGACTTAACTGCTCAGGTAGTCTCTGAACCTTCCATAGATGTATCTATAGCTTGGCTGCTGATTGTCCTTGATTTAAGGATTTCCAGCAATTCATCCACTTTTACTTGGGCTAGGTTTTTTTCAAATTCCCATTTATATCCATAAGCATTACGTTTGTATTTTATAGATTCTCCAATTTTATTACCCGCAGTTTCTATTTTTCCTTTAATTTTTAAAAATTCTGCTGCGTGACCTGTAGAAGAATAAACTCCTAAAACCTCTAGTGTACTTTTGTTAAACTTAAAAACTCTTCCTTTTTGACCAGTATGATGCGTACCTTTTCTTCTTTTAGAAGCAGCTATACATTTTTCAATGGTTTCTGGCGAGTGTTTAAGTCCTAATACATTTCCTGCTATAGGCAGGACGTTATACCAAGGTTTTAAAGTGTCTATATAATACTGTTCTCTCTCTAACAATTTATTTTTATCTTCTACAAATTCTAAAATAGTAAAAGCAAAGTTTGATAGCCCATATTTATTATATCCGTTTTGTAATTTTGGATTTTTATGGTTATTTTTTGCTAGTCTACATCTATGATTTTGCATTCGATAATACACATTAAGAGAACTTCCTACGTACTGCTTTTTATTAATTACATTAGTAATTAAATAAATTCCTTTTCTATTTGCCGTTATCTTCTTCATATTGCAAATATAATAAAAAGGAGGAAATAAACAAATTTTTTTTGAAAATTAATTAGTTAACCCAAAACCTCCAGTCTGGTCATTACTATCTCTCTTAGTAGAGCTCAAATAATTACCATAGACAGTTCTCATTCTTTCAGGACTAAGGCCTACGCCAAAGTCCCGGATAATAAGCTGAGCATCTACGCCTAACAATCTATTCTCATCAATCCACTCAATCTCACCTACAGCATCAGGTTTACCTGCTTCTATATGAGAATCCACTACATTAGAGGCTAATTCTCTAATGATTGAACCATGAATGTCTGAATACAAGTTGGTTCGTAACATTTGAAATAACAAGGGTAAGTTATCTGTGCTTACACCATAGTTTACTGTTTCAAATTCTTGGCTTTTCTTAACGTCTGTTTTAATTGTTTGAATTTTCATAATTAGTTATTTTTTAAAAGTTAATTTTAACGTGTTAAATGCTTCTATTTCTTTTTCTAATACTTCAGCAAATTTTTTAGCGCTTACTTTGTTTTCTTCTTTATAGAACTGTAAATAAACTTGAGGCATTGTTGTTGACCATAAGTAGTTATCACTTATACACACCCCTCGATCTTCACTTAATACTCCGTACCAGATATTTGCATCTGATTTAAAAAACACAGGAAGATCTATCTCTGCCTTTGACCTATGAATTATTTCTACTATCATATAATTTTTGTATTTTGTTATATAATTCTAATTTTTCAACTCCTAACTCTGTAGGATGTATTTTTACTACTCTTTCATAAAGATTTAAGCCATAAATGTAATTTATTCCAGGCTTTTTTCCTTCCTTTATACATTTTAAAGACCATTCGTTAAGTGGTGTAAACTGTAAAGTTCCTTGACCAGTACCCCTAAAAATAGCTGGGTATAATCTTCCTAAATAACCTGAATAGACAACAAGGTCTCCTTTTTTAAAATTGTGTGATAAATTTGACATAATTATTAATTTTTAAGTTTTAAAATGGCGCTGGTTCAAAATCTACATAAAATTTATCCCAAGCAATTGCTTCTTTTCCTGATTTCTCTAATTGTTCATTTACTTTTGTAAAAAGCTTATCATGTTTCCAAGAACCTCCTCTATAAGCAGCTGCTGCCGGGTGTTCTCTTTCAAATACTATATGTTTTGTTTTATCTACTCTAGTTAGTAACTCATTAGCTACTTTACCAAAGCCACAGAATATAATGCCTTCCTGTTTATTTAAAACGTCAATAACATTTAAAATAAAAGGTTGCCAAACTTCTAGGTGACTATCTGGATTACCATAAGTAGTAGTCAAGGCAGAGTTTAATAATAACACGCCTTGATTAGCTAAAAAAGTGAGGTCATTATTTCTCAGTAAATACAAATTCATACCTCCGTGTTCATCTGATTCATAACCTTTGTAAAGTTGAAATAAACTAGGCGGTACTGAGTGTTTTGTATCTGTGCTAAAAGCCAAACCATCTGCTACATTCTTTTTTGTATAGCTGTCAGTAGTATAATAAGGACTTAATCCTAGCCATACTACTTTAAGGCTATCCTGATTACACTCTTTAAAAGCTTTAAACCACACATCTATTTCAGGCGTAGTTTTGCTAAAGTCAGGTTTAATTCGTTCTTTTATCTTTGTCCAAGCCCCTGATTCAAAGAAAGGGTACAAAGATTTCCAACTACCTAACTGAATTTTAAGTTTTTCACTAATCATATAATACCTTTTTTGTGCATCTCGTTAATTAAAATTTTACTACCTTCTTCCCATCCAAAATGTTTAACAACATCACTTGGATCCTTAAGGCCTAGCTTTTCGTACAAATGATTAGCTATATTTATCCACTTATAACCTCTGTGATTTAATTTTCTGTTAGCATTTTTACCTGGCTCATCAGAATCAAACCAACAATACTTAGAAGGAAATTTTGAAAAAGCATCATCATTTTCTTTAGGTATAGCTGCCTCTGACTCATTTTGACTAGATACTACATTATCATAAAGCTTAGATAATACTATCCTGTCTTTTCTGGATTTTGTAACAATCACAGGTTTATTTACATACATAGTCTTTTCTAAACCCTCCATCTCATAAGTGCTAACATTGCCAAACCATTTATAATCTTTGTCAAATGGGCTATAAATTTTCCATTTGTCTGTAGTAGGAAAATAATAAGCAAAATGTAATGTAGGACTTAAGTGCATCAACCTTTTATTAATCCATAGTTTATCTATAGCAAAAATGTTGTTGGACTTAAGATCTTCTCTATTAATATTATACTGAGCCCAATAATCAAGTTCTTCTTGATCCATAGGTCTGCGAGCTACCTGAATAAGATATTCTCTTTTCTGAAACTCTTCTTTAAATGCTCTAGCTTCTTGTATTTGCTTCTTGGTTACAGTAGGCTGTCCTTTAATTAGGCCAAAATCCATAGCAACTTTCTCAACTGCTTGAGGGTAAGTTAATCCATAAATTTTACCTACAAGACTAAAACAATCACCTGAATCGCCTGTAGCAAAATCTTTCCATAAAAGCTTTAAAAGCTTACTACCAAAAAATATACTAAAGCTAGGATGATTGTCCTTCCTAAAAGGATTTTTAACTTTTCCTCCTAAGGTAAAAATTCCAAGATACTGTCTATAAATTAACAAGTCATCTACCTGATTGAGGACAATCTCTGCTGTTATTTGCATAGGAGCCTCATACTCACTAAGATCAAAGTTTGTCATAGTATACAAAATAAAAAGCCACCCAGGATTGCTCCTAAGGTGGCTTTGGTTAAAAGGGGTATTTTATAAATCATCCAAGGTTTTGGTGTCTGCTATGGCACCTGCTCCTGCTGGAGCTCCTTCTGTTTTTCTTTTCTGAACAGCATACTTAAACTCTGAATCAGTAAAGTCACGCTCTTCTTTGTATCTACAAAGGTTACCTTGACGGTCTGTGTAGTATAAAAATCCTGAATAGGTAAGTTTTGTATAAACTCTACCGTCCTCAGTTTCTTCACCGCCTACTTTAAACATTGCTGTCTTACCAGAACATTTTTTGTTCAGATAGTCACAAAGTTCGCTGGGATTAGGAATAGTAAATTCTGTAGATGTACCATTCATCTCTTTCTTTGTATAGGTATACGCAGTAGGTTTAATGGTCATTTTATCACCAGTTAAGCCTTTAAACAATTCCTGAAGTCTTACTACAGAGCTCATTACATTGTTTTTATTAAGCTTACCGCTAATATACAAATTCTCAGAAAACTCTAACTCGTTACCATCAACGTCTGTACCTGCACAATTCATTACAATCAAGGGAGTTTTACCCTCATCTTCTTTTGTGTACTCGAAATTTTTTACTGTAAGTTTTCTAAAGCCTGGTTTGATGTAAACTTTTTCCTTGTTTTCTGGTGCATCAAGTTCTCCTAAATTAAATTCTGACATAACATTTTATTTTTAGATTAATTAAATACTGGTGATTCGATTGGTTCTTTTGCTACTTTAGTTTCCTGAACAATTTTGTCAGTATCTACAAGTGTAACTGTATAAGCTTTTACTGGAGTTGTAGGCTTTTCTTCATTTTTTCTGATGGTAAATCCGTATGAACGCAAAGCTGCCTTCATATCTGAATAGTCAATACCATAATGAGTTGCCAATACTGCTACTGATTGTTTGTCTACATTGTAGGCAATGTTTAGGTCTCTCCAAGAGAGTTGTACTTCTGTTTGTGACATTGTTTTTAATTTTTAAATTTGTGAATGTGTTCTAAAATTGTTTGTACATCATTAGGAATTTGGTAAACATCTTCTCCAAAGATTGCAGGAGGACATTTAGCTGAAGTATTTTCTTCTACAAGTTTGAAGAAATAATCTGGTTTACCATTTTCTTTAAACTTACTATCGCCAAACAATACTATAGTAAATTCTTTTTCTACAACGCCCTCCCATTCTTTACCTTTAACTTTAACTCTTTTTTCAGGAGCGCCTTCAATACCCAAAATTTCATAATGAGCAGTCAAAACAACTTCTTTTTTAATCTTCTTAACTAAGTCAAAAAACTTAGCAATGTTGTCATTGTAGAAGTTAAAAATGTCGTAACCTTTTTGGGTTTGTCTTGCCTCTGCCATTACTAAATCTGTATACGCAGAGAATGAATCTACGCCTATAGCTGTAATTTCAGGATTTTTTGCATACTCTACAAGAGTGTTAAAAGCTTCTACTCTGGAAGTAGGCCTTGCATGATACTTAAAATTGTTTTTGAAGGGTAAAGGTTTATTCTCGATATTAACAAACCCAAACGTATCTGGGTCTACGTTTCTAAACGAAAATGTCTTACCTTTTCCTGATGGACTTACTAACAAAATTTTGTAGAAATCCCCTGTTGCTTTTTGTGCTTCTGCCATAGGTAAATTTGAAATACAAATATAGGTAAAATACCTGAAATTTCCAAGTATTTTACCTACTAATTAACAATTAAAATAAGGTTTATTTTACGTTATAAACTTGACCGCCAATACTAACCTTTTTCACAGTATGTAAATCAAAACTTCTAATAGGATTAGGGTCTTTTGATCTTACAAGACAAGCTTCTTTTACTTTAACTACTCCTAAACTTACTACTTGACCTGGCAAATACTGACAGTTCATAGTTCTTAAGGTTTTATCAGCTTTTTTAACAAACTGAACACTAAAGAAACGACCTTTGTTATTCATCATCATACCCAAAGCCTTAGTTTTGCTTATTCTTGCTGAAGTAGACCACTTGTCTTTTTTAGTTTTAGTAGATTTAGTAGTTTTGCTAGGCTTATCTACTTTTGTTTTATAGCTACATTCTTTTTTAGGATTGTAGTATATATACAACAAAGAATCTTTACAAATTTTGTAAGAAAGAACGCCTTTTAAACAAAATTCTATTAGCCATGTGTTAACAAAAATACTTTCCCAGTTTGATTTAGGATGTCTTTCTGCAAGAATATCTTTTAATTGATGGGCTGTAATGTTGTTGTCTTTTTCTAATAACTCTAAAACAGTGTTTAAAGCCATCCCTCTCATTTTTTTCTGTAGGTTTTCCATAACTTGTTAATTTTTAACTTATAATTAGCTTTTACTTAGATTATTACTGTAAACTTTGTCCCAACCACAAGACGTTTAAAGTTACTATAAAATCTTACTTGTCTTCCCGGATTCCTACCATTACAGGAAATCTTGGAATACCTTCATCTGTGTACTCAAAAAATCTCACCTCAGCTATTTTACCTATATAGGATTCTTTGTTTTTAAGAAACTCCTCTCTTGCTTCGTGAGAATATTTTAATCCAGCTCTGAAAGTTTTACCATCAGGAAGTTGTAATACAGGAACACCCCAAACAGGCCTTTGTTCTGCAGGTTCTATATCTATAATGGAAACTGCTATATCCTGAAAATCTTTGTATTTGAGTAAACTGCTACTCCTTCCATTGATTTTGTAAGGATCGTCTCCATGTCTAACAATAGTACCTTCATATCCATCAGCCAGATTTAACTGGTGTTCTTGTTTAAGTTCATCTTCAGATTTAACCTTAGTAGTTTTTACTATGGTTATGTGGTTTATACCTTCTAAAGAATATCTTGTAAAAGACCTATCCTTGTAAGGATTGTCTTCTACAACATCATAGCAATGAAACTTTACCTGAATACTTCCACTTTCTCCTTCACGCCATTTTTTAATAAACTCCATATTTTGTTGAAATGTATACCCATGAGCATACAATTCACCATCATAGGTACCATCAACAGCATAACTAAAAGCTTCTGCAATATGTTTCATAGTAGTAATGTCTCTACCATCTCTAGATTTTAAAGTTACTTTACCGCTATTTACAGTAATTAAACACCTCATACCATCTAGTTTAGGCTGAGCCCATACCCAATAATTCCAATTAATTTTCTTTTTCTCCTTGCCATAATCTTTAGCTAGCATAGGAAATAAAGTTTCAATAGTTTTAGCCTCCTCTATTGTATAAAAATAGCCTTCTTTAAGCTTTTCAGCAATTAAAGATTCCATTTCTTTTTCAGCTTGGTCTTCAGGACTTGTTTCATTAGACCTTCCTATGTTTTTTCCCTTACAAGTTTTCCTATGTGTAATAGGACTTTCTGTATCTAAAAGGCCTGACTTTTGAATTAAATCAGCATCTTCTGTATAAACTGTAAGATACCTAAGTTTATTTTTACTATCTGTTTTATACAATGTTGTCATAGATTGATAATTAAAGGTTTAATTACTATTTGAGTATAATCCTCATTTAGTATAGAACCATTAGAAAATAAGATTTCTCTAGTATTAGTCAAAGGATGTTTTATAACCCCATAGTGATTATGCAAATGGCCAAAACAATGAAGTTCAAGATTTTTTAAACGCTTTTTCATAACAGCTAATAAATCTTGACATCCTCTGTGTATATCCTCTTCAGGCGTTTGTTTGTACTTTAGAGGTATAGTATCCATAATACCATAAGGCGGTCCATGAGTTATTAACACATTAACATCATTAGGTATTCTTGCCCAATACTTTTTAATTTCTTCGCCTCTGTCTGCATTAAAAGCCCAATGCTGTCTGTGAAAACTTGGAGTTATAGGCGAACCATAAAACTTAATACCTTCATAGACATAATCTGTATTTTCTAAATAAGTTATTCCTGGATATTTGTCTAGCATAGCTTTAGCCTCTTTATAAACCTGTATTCGCACATCATTTATAACAGGATCTATAGGGAAGCTAGCCCATTTTATATCTAAACATACATCATGATTCCCGGCTATCCAAATCTTTTTCTTTGCAGGCTGCGCATCAAACCAAGATAAAAACTCAAAAAGTTCTAAATTAGTTGTACGTCCGCCTATATCCCCAGAATGTATTAAAACATCACACTCAGGAATTATTAATTTTGAATGATACTTAGGACTATGTGAGTCGCTAATGTGTACTATCTTCATATTGTTTTTATTTTATTCCTAATAGTTTTTGTATGTATTTTAATTCGTTTATTGAAGGACAATTTCCTGAAAATCTTATAGTTTGTCCATTTAGAAAATCGTCTCCTTTTTCTAATATGACTATTTTATAAATAGCGTTATAAAATCCTAACCAATATTTATCTAATTTAAACCATAATTCAAAAGGATAATCTATTTCATCAAATACATAATTTTTAGGTAAGTGTATTTTAAACCAATCATCTTTTCCTAAGTAATTAAATTCCCAACCTAAACTTTCTATGTCTTGTTTACATAAATAAGGAGTTCTTAATTCATAATCCCAAATATTATCTCTTTTACAAATTATATATTTAGTCCATGTAGCTCCTTCAATAGGGTCAGGTTTTATTCTAAACTCTAATTCATACCCTATAAATAGTTCTTCTATTTCTGGTGTATAATATTTATTTTCCATCTTTAAATCTTTTCATTATAGTTCCTTGATATTCTTTGTTTAAATGTAAAAATGCAGTATCTCTAGTCCACCCTTTAGGTGTAATAGTTTTACTTAATTTAACACCTTTCCAAGAATTGTCTATTTTATTAGACACTTTCTTTTCATAAATTAAACTTAGGATATACTCCTTATAAAAAGAGAGCCACCAAAATAGCCCTCTTTTTCTTGTTGTCGTTAAAAATTCTTTTAATGTGCTCATTTCTTCA